TTCTTCTTTTAACTTTTCTCTTCATTTTTCTTTTTTTGCCATATCTCATTTTTCCGTATGCCATATTTGCTCCTTAACCTAAACTTATTACTCTTATTTCTGTATCTGATTTAGAGTTGCAGCTTCTTGCCTCTAAAGTAACTGCGCCATTAATAGTAGTAGCGCTATCTTCCACACCCCCTGAATGAGCTGCTTTAGTATTAGCCGAAACAACAAACTCTGCATTTGGGTAAGCATTTATATTGATTTCGCCTGTCTCGTAGTTGACTGTAGCACTACCTCCCGCACCTGCTAAATTTCCTTTCCCATCATCAAGTAAAAAAGCATTTACATTTTTCATTTCTGAATAAGTAACAGAATCTCTTATAGTGTCGTCAGGCAATTTCGCTGCAACAGCAGCCTCCAATGAACCTACCGCAGGAATTATGCCTACTCCAAATGGCGTAGTTCCACCACTTGGGGCAGCCATTAATATTGCACCTGTGGAAAGTCTTGAACTGTCAGTAATCCTTACATCACCATTAACAATAGCTATGGTTGCTTTTTTATTTTTTAGATTCGTTCCAGTCGTAAATTTGTCATTAATTGCACTTTGGATTTTGCCAATTACATTACCAAAAGTAACATCACTTGAATCAGTTGTGAAAGCTACATCATCTGATGAGCCTCCTGATACTGTAAGAGCAAAAGTGTATGTTGTTGACGTAGCCAGACCTGTTTTTGTGCTAGACGTTATTCCCGACAGTCCAAACTCTTGATAGCCATGTTCGTAAAACTTAATAGCTACAGAACCTGCAACAAGTCCATCGCATACAGTATCGGCAGTTCTTCCATAGCCAAAGAAATTCATAGCCCTAAATAAACCACTACCGTTTGTTTTAGCTACTGTTGCGCTACCATTACCACCCCCATTATAAGAAGTGTCGTCAAAATCATGGTGCATATTAAAGAAAGGAAGCCTAACTGCCACATCATCTGCATGAGTTGCTGCTGTTGAGCCATACAAGCCTCTAATAATTGTAAGTGTACTGTTAGCCAAATCTGCTCCTGTACCCACAGCAGTTACTTCACATATCTCATTTTCTAGCCTTATTAAATCACCTACTTTAAAAAACTTACTATGTCCATTTTCTAGGTTAAGAGTAGTGTGTGTAGCATCAGAACCCATTGTAGCTGATGTTGCATGATCTACATCTGCACCACTATCAACATACTCATTAGAATCAGGGGCTGCATTACTAACCACAACGCCCATGCCTCCTCCAAATTCAGTAGATGTTCCAATTAATCTATTATTAGGCAGATAAACACATTCACCTGCTGGCAATAACATTGAAAGATAATGACTGGCATCATTTACAGTATCTGCTGAATCAGTAGCATCATCAGTAACCCACTCTGATGTAGATATAAGAAGTTCACAGCCCACATTGCCAGTATTCTCTACTAGTATTGCTTTTGGAGCAGTCATTGTATCATTTGCTACACTTGTTCCATAATTAACTAAATCTATACCTGCATTAGAATTATCTACTTTTATAACCTTATCAAAAACTACATTGTAATTTCCTGTTATGTTTTTAGTGTAATCTAATCCCCTGTCTGTACTTAATTTTATCTCTTTTGTATATTGAGCCATTTTATCTCCTTACTGATAATGATATTTTACGATTAATTGAGCTGTTAAATCTGTTGTTGCGCCTACATTCTCTATAAAAGCTAACACTACTTTATCTGCTGCTACATTTGCAGAATCTACTGTTAATGTTGTGCTTGTTACTCTGTCATTGCCTGTTGTTAGTGTAGAGCCATTGTGTGCTAACAATGTACCATCAGACAAATCTCCTGCACCACTTCCTGTTCCTGTAGCTATTGTATATGAAAACAAATGGAAATTAACTGTATCTGCTGCCTCTCCACCACCTAAAACCCTAACCTCATCTATAGTTATTGCAGATGGAATGTACCAGATAGAACCAACTAAAGCATTTGCATTAGCCTCTGAAGATGATAGTGTAAAAGTAGTTGCAGGGTCTGTGCCTGTTCCAAAGTCTAGTGATGTTAGCCCTGCCCAACCACTATCAACAAACATAGAATGATGTTTTCCGCTAGTGGGCTGCAGGTCGTGTACCGAATATCTTTGGATTTGAGTATTAGCATAGTTTTGAGTAGCCCCTACTTTTACTGCACTATTTGTTGTATCTACTGTTAATAAATCTGTACCACCTGATGTTTCAACCACCATTGCATCTGTTTGGTCAGAAGAAGGCTTTACATGAAGCTTGTTTTGCCCTAATGTCAAAGCAGTAGATTGCCCTAATCCATCTTTAATATTTGTACCATTAGCAGTTCTACCACTACCACTATTATCTACTTGCAGTATATCTCCATAAGTGCTTGCTATTGTTTTGTTTGTAAATGCCATCTATTCTCCTGTTGTAATTGTTGCAGGCAAAGCTAATGCTCTAATTATTACTGGTGGTGCATGTGTTCCTGTTGTCCTATTTCTTCCATGACTAATATGAACACTAGCTTCACTAGCTAATCCTGCTAAATAATAAGTAGTATCTGTTCCTGCTGTAAGCCCTGTAACTGCAAAGTTAATATTTTGCACATAATGGTCAGTTTCGTCAATGTAAAAAGTTTGGTCAGCATCATAAGTATGTGTTTCATCTAATTCAGCATAAGATGTACCTGTAGATAAACTAAATTTTGCCCCACCTGTTGTAGCAGTTACCCAAAACGAACATTGTATCTCAACATTACCGCTAGGTGGTACAATAAATTGTATTGAGAAGTTAGTCCCTTGGTCAGTCTGTATGACTGTCATTGCGCTTGAGTTTATGGTTGTAAAGTTATTTCCTAAAGTCGTGCTGTCATTTGCAATTCTTGTATAGCCTAATATCATTCCTGCATAAGCACTATCTGTTGCACTAAATTCTGTACCATTAGCTAAAGCAGAAGTATGTTTAGTAGCTGCTATAGTTATTCTATCATTAGCCTCATCAAAAGTAGCCATAGTATCACCACCCACTACAATCTCTAAATCATCAGCAGATGCTTCATGTATATAAGTATGCCCGCCAATACCATCTAAACTTAATTTTCCTGTACCTGCTACTGCTATATCATCTCCTGCTACTATATCTCCAAATACTGTTAAGTCCCCATTAGCGTCTAAAGACATTGCTTCATTAGTTCCTAAAACAGCACCTGTAACAAAAGAAAGAGTGCTTGTTGCCTCCCCACCATCATTGCCTATGCTCCAGCTTGTAGTTGCACCTTCCATGAAAGATATTTGCGCATCAAAACCATCATCTGCTTGAAGAAATAAACCTGATCCTGAATCAGTATAATTACTAGCTGAATCAAGAAGTATTCTTTTGGCATCTATTTGCAGGAAATCATCATTAGAAGTAGCCTCTATAGACACGCCTCTGTACATGTTAATTTTTGTTCCACTTTCACCTACCATTTGAATGTTTCCATCTACTGTTAAATCACCATCTACTTTTGCTGTTTCAGATGTTAGATTTTTTATATCAAGCTCACCTGATGATATTCTGAAGCCTTGAGTAGACAACTCTAGCCCTGTAGAAACACCATCTACTTGTAGTGGCTTTAAGTGCTGGTCAAGATTTTGTATTTCTATAGGTTTCATTTTCTAGTAATCAATAACCTCTTTTCTATCTTTTTTATCTTTCCTTGTAGCTTTTCTAACTTTAATATTTTGTTTTCTAGCTCTAATACTTTAATATCAAGCTCGTTAGGCTCCTCAACATATTTCATTATCTTGAAGAGCTTAAAGTTCTTTGCGAGTAAATCAATTATCTTATTTATAACGAGCTTCTGTAACATTATTTGTCAGACTTTAGTCCTTTAATCAACCCTCTAACCATCGAGCCGAATATATTATCTATCAAATCAATAAACCAAGGCTCTATAGTTTTATTCCATACGCCTTTAGTCCAACTAAACTTGCTTAATCCTGCTGTCATAGCAACACCAAGCTTTTCAAATCCGCCTTCTACAAAGGCACAAATCTTTTCATTAGGTATCTTTTTTAGTATAAAAAGCACAATACCACCACCACCTAATCCTAAACTTAAACCTAACCATTCCATAGTTATTCTCCTTTATTTTCTAATCTTTTTACTTTGCCACGAAGACTTCTTACTTCGTTTTCAAGTTTTCTTATTTTTAAACCAAAGCTATTTATCTTGATGTCTAATTCGCTTCTCATCATTTTTAAAAGCTTCTTATCTTGCAAACTACTTCTTATCAATTTTCTTCCCATTTGCTTAAATCTAACATTTGCAACGGTCTTTCTATTGTATGGTCTTTAAGCTTATCGTTTTGGATCTGTATCTTTGTTCCACCTTTTACAAACGGCTTTCCATTAGCAGTCCCAATGTCGTAAGCAAAGAATGTTGTTTTCCAAAAACCAACCCTTATAACTCTTGCAGGGCGACCGTCTAGTATCACTACATCGTCAGTATTCAAGTCTTTACCGAGGAAGACCTTTAACCCTTCAACAACTGTTTCTATTGTTGATTTAAACAATAATAGAGCAACGCCAGATACAAATAACCATACCCAGTTTCCTAAAAAACCTTCTGCTTGTTTCTGTAATTCCTCTTCGTTCATTCATTACTTCATTAACTTATAAATTTTTACACATATATATACGAATGTCGCCAACCCCACTAAAGCTCTAACTAAAACAGGCAACCATTCCATCCAAGTAACAACCATGCCGCTAGCACCTGCTGTTACTGTTCTTAAGCTATCTAGCATAAATACTCTCCGAAAATATTGGAGGCGTTGAGCAATTCCTATCTTCCGTATAATAAGGAGAGGTAAAGCTTAAGGATGTATTATACGACCACCTTGAATATGGTTTCAGTTTTCTTGCTTTTTTTGGCTGATTTTGCATTGTACGCCTCCAAAGTTTTATCAATGTTATAACCCTTACAATTTACATTTTGCAAGTCTATTTTAATTCCATCTCGATTTCCATTATCATAGAACACATAGGCGTTCTGACTTGCTCTTCCACCGAGATTTAAAGCTTTTTCAGAGTAGTCATTGGCTCCCACCATACTTGAACTTCTCCCAAAACAATCTCCTACTCTAGCTGAATGGACGTGACCAAATATAACATAGTCTATTCTAACCCCTTTCATAGAGTATCTTCCACATATTTGGTTTATAGACTTTTCCACGCCTGCGCTTATGGCTCCATGACCATGAAGCATTAAAAGGTTTTGCCCTGCTACGTTTATGACTATTTCAGATGGGTCACCATCTATAAAATGCACTTTTGATTCCTTAAATAAATACCTTAAACAAGTAAATATAGTATAATCATAGTTATCTGTAGCTACTGAATTTGACCAACCCAACTCTTTATTGGCACGTCCTTCATTCCCTACTACACTTGCAACACTTACATTAAAGCTTTTATTTAGGTCAAGTATAACTTGTTGCATTATGTCGACTGCTAAAAAGGTAGCTTTTGCCCTATTTGAAGCCTGATTAAGTAATTCATCCAGCCTTCGGTCACTATTCATTAGATCTCCAGTTAAAGCAACCACAACTTGGCTAACTCCATTAACTTTGAAATAAGCTGATGCCTTTTCTACAAAATATTGGCATCGTTGAGAGGCAACTTTAAAGTCATATTTATTGTTCTGAAGTTCAACTAATTCATTAAAGTGAACGTCACTAAATTGGATGACCCCAACCGCCCTTTTACTAATCTTATGACTTTTAGTGAGCTTGTGTAGTCTGTTCTTTTCAAAAAGCTTTTTTAATTCTTTGCTGTATTCTTCTACAGCGTTTTCAATTCTTGCGTGTTCTCTAAAGCCCTTTCTTTCTATCCTTGTAACATCTTGGGCTTTTTGCTTCTCTTTTCTATACCTGACATTCTCTCGGAGAAGCTCTAAATCCTCTATAGGATTGACAGTTCTATGCTTACAGCCCCTACACTCATATCTTTGTTTGTACTTATCAAACCCACTTTTGGTTAGACCTCTATTGTAGCATCTAGGGCAAGCTAGAACTTTATTTAAGTATTCATCAGATGACATAATTTACCTTATGGCGTAGATAAAAAGCAACTAAAGAGATTTTATTATTTCGGATAGTTCTTTAGCTCTATTAGGCGTTTGCACAGCCCATTTGGAATCAAGCATTTCTTCAGAGGCTTTTTCCCATTCTGCTTCTTCTAGATACGCTATGGTTTTCTTAAATTTACAAAATCCTGCAAAGCCTAATTGATATGCCATGTTAAGCATAACGTTTCTGACTTCTATAGGACTTTCTTGAAACCAATCAAATTTCTTTTCAAATCTTTCTTCTAATACTTCTAATTTTTCAGTAAGGATCAGCTCGCAAACTTCTTCAGAAAGATGTAAGTCTTTAATAGCAAACCCCACTCCAATGGTGTCTACCCCAGCCGTACATTTATACAAAGTAGGTTTATATCCTTCGTGAATTTTTAATTGTTCTATTATATCTTTCATAATGTGGTACTGTTCTGTCCAATATTTATATTTATTCATAATTAAAGGGGGCAGTTTCCCACCCCCTTTTAGTTATTAAGATTATACGTTTTTAGATAAACCTATAATTCTTCTGTCACCAGCAGTAGCTGAATTTCTAACCGCACAACCATAGATTGCGTCTACAGTTATTAAGTCAGATAATTCTGTGTGCTGATATGACTGCTGAACTCTTGGAGCTTGAGCCGCTGCATAATAAAGAGCTGAATTGTGAATACAAAACCCTCTTAATATGTCATCGTTTGTACTGTCGTTAGTATCAAATCCAGTCCAAGCTGTAACGCCTTTATCTGCATCAGCTGACACAGAACCAACATCTAAATATGGAGATTGTGAAACCACAACATTCATACCTAGAATATTTCCAGCAATACCTGATGAAGCAAAGCCTGCACCTAATGGAGAAGCTGTGCCTCTAACAAAACCTGCACCAGAATCTAAAGCTGCTAAAGAAGCATATAAAGTAGGACTCAAAACCATTGTCCACCCTTCTGTGCTTCCAGTTTCAAGTATAACTGCTTTAAATATGTCGTCAATATTAGATGATGCTAAAGCATCTCCTACTTCCAACATATCTACAGTATCTTGAGTAGCACCACTTGTGCCACCATGAGCAGTAGTTAGATTGTCAACAACTTTATACATCAAATAGTTATCTACGCCTCTACCGATTGCATAAGCAAGTTGAGATGAGTACATATCAAACAAATTATATGAAGACTGCGCCTTCAAAGCATCAGGTATCCATAAAGATGTTACTTTATGCTGGTCAATTTCTAATGCAGTTTCAGTTGCTACCATCGATCCTCCTGAAGCAACGTCAGATGCAATAGGAGTGCCTTGAGCAACATCTCCTAGTGGAGTGACACCGATGTGTGGTAGGTGTATCTTGTCTGCACCAACAGCCTCTGACGACAAGTCATTTGCTAAAGGTAGCATTACTGTATTTGTTCTAAATTTGTCAAGAATTGCTTGCCCCCAGACTTCAGGTACAAACTCTTGACCTACTGAATCAGCTGCGGCAGCACTTGCACCACCTTGCAGCATATTTATATCTAATGGGTCGCTTATATTTGCCATTTTTTATATCCTTTATTTTTTATAAGCCTTTAATATGCCTTTCCAATTTGCAGATTTCTCTGCATCAGTCATTTCAGAAAACGATTTTTCAAGCTTGGGTTGTTTTGTTTGCCCTAAAACTTGAGGGGCATTAGGCTTTATGTTATTAATTTTACCAGTCACATATTCAAGAGTCTCTAAATCTAAATTAGACAAAGAATCTCTTTCTTCTTCAGGATGTTTTTCTAGCAAAGATGCTCTTTTGGTATTTTCGTATTTAGTCCATTTTTCTGCAACCGATGACAAAGACTGGTTTTCAGAAGACACCTTTTCGTATAAGGCTTTAAAATCTTCTTTTTCTTTAAGCTTTGCCTCTTCTGCTTCTGCCATCTTTTTTTCCATTTCTGAAATGCGAGCTTCTGCATCCTGCGCCCTTGCTCTGTACTTTTTGCTTTCTGCTATTAATG